GTTATACATGGACGAGAATGTCCCAACTGAAGCGGATGCCTCCGCGCCGGAACTGGAAGCCACGGCAGCAATCCAGCCCGCAGAAAACACGACGCCGGAAACGCCTGTCGAACAGGAAGCATCTAAGACCTTCTCCCAGGAGGAACTGGACGCCATCGTCGGCAAGCGGCTTGCAAGGGAACAGCGTAAGTGGGAGCGTGAGCAAGCCCAGCGACTGGAAATGGCTCAAGCGCAGAAAGCGGCAGCCCCGCCTTCTGATCTAAGTGCCGACCAGTTCAACACCTACGAAGATTACGCAGAGGCTTTGGCCGAACGTAAAGCGGAGGAATTGTTGGCGCGGCGGGAAACCGCCAAGCAGCAACAGGCATTGCTCGAAGGCTACCACGACCGTGAGGAGTCAGCGCGGGATCGGTACGACGACTTTGAACAAGTCGCCTACAACCCCAACCTGTCCGTCACGGAGACAATGGCGCAAAGCATCCAAGCGTCCGACATTGGCCCCGATATCCTGTATTGGCTCGGTTCCAACCCGAAGGAAGCGGATCGCATTGCCCGGCTGCCGCCCATCTTGCAGGCTAAAGAGATCGGAAAACTTGAAGCCGGCATGGCCTCAAGCCCGCCGGTTAGAAAGACTTCAACCGCCCCGGCACCGATTGCACCTGTCACAGCCCGCGCTTCTGGCGCGCCCTCGTTCGACACCACTGACCCTCGTTCGACCAAGTCGATGAGTACGTCGGAATGGATCGAAGCGGAACGGATGCGGCAGATCAAGAAGTACGAGGCACAACGCAACCGTTAATTTGGGACTACCACCATGGCTAACTCGATTCTTACTATTGACATGATCACGCGGAAGGCTCTCGAAATCCTCGAGAACAACCTCGTGCTCACCCGCAACGTCAACCGTCAGTACGACGACAGCTTCGCTGTCGAAGGCGCCAAGATCGGTTCGACCCTGCGTATCCGTCTGCCCGACCGCGCTCTGGTTACGGACGGCGCTGCCCTTCAGGTGCAGGACGACAACGAGCAGTTCACCACGCTGACCGTTGCCAACCAGAAGCACATCGGCGTGAACTTCACGACCGCCGAACTGACCATGCAGTTGGACGACTTCGCAGAGCGCGTGCTGAAGCCGCGTATCTCGCAGCTTGCCTCCAGCATCGACGCTGACGTGGCCAACGCCTACGCCACCATCGGCAACACGGTCGGCACCCCCGGCACCACCCCGTCCACTTCGCTGGTTCTGCTTCAGGCCCAGCAGAAGCTGAACGAAAACGCTGCCGTGATGTCGCCGCGCTACGCGACGGTCAACCCGGCTGCCAACGCTGGCCTGGTTGAAGGCATGAAGGGCCTGTTCAACCCGACCGACACCATCAGCAAGCAGTTCAAGAACGGCATGATGGGAACCGGCGTGCTGGGCTTCGACGAAATCAACATGTCGCAGTCGATCAAGCAGCACACCACTGGTTCGCGTACCGCCACCGGCGGCACGACCTCGGCGGCTGTTACGGCTGAAGGCGCCACCACCATCGCCATCACCGGCGCTGGTGCAGCGGCTACCGTCCGTGCTGGTGACGTGTTCACTGTGGCTGACAGCTTTGCTGTGAACCCGCAGACCCGTGAAAGCACTGGTTCGCTGTTCCAGTTCGTCGCGCTGGCCAACGTCACGTTGGACGGTTCGGGCGCCGGCAACATCACCGTTGCGCCGGTCTACTCGGCTACCAACGCGCTGGCCACTGTCAACGCGCTGCCGGGTAACGGCAAGGCCGTCGTGTTCGTGGGCGCCGCCAGCACCCAGTACGCCCAGAACCTGGTGTACCACAAGGACGCCATCACCTTCGCTACCGCCGACCTTCTGCTGCCGCAGGGTGTCGATATGGCGTCGCGTCAGGTGCATAACGGCATCAGCCTGCGTATCGTTCGTCAGTACGACATCAACAACGACCGTATGCCCTGCCGCATCGACGTTCTGTATGGCTTCAGCACGATCCGTCCGCAGATGGCTTGCCGCATCTGGGGCTAACCTGAAACCGGCCCCCGGTTCGCCGGGGGCCAACTTCTTTGAAAGGATTCTACAATGTCTCTACCCAATGGCGGCGGTGGTTATCAGGTCGGCGATGGCAACCTGGACGAACCGCTTATCGACGCAATCCCGCTTCCGCTTTCGGTTGCTTCGACCGCAACCCTGACTGCGGCCCAAGTGCTGAACGGCATCCTGCTGGTTGGCAGCGGCGCCACTACGGCGCAGACCTACACGCTGCCGACTGTGGCGCTGCTGGAAGCCACTCTGTCCAACTCGGATAAGGTTGGCACGTCGTTCGTGTTCCGTGTGGTTAACCTCGGCACGTCGTCCGGCACCGCGATCATCGCTGCCGGCACCGGCTGGACGGTTTCTGGTTCGCTGACCATGACCGTTCCGGTCACGACCGGCGCGACCATGATCGCCCGCAAGTCTGACGTCGGCGCTTGGACGCTGTACCGCGTCAATTAATGGGTTAGCCCCGGCCTTCGGGCCGGGGCAACTTTTTAAGGGGTTTTAACATGCCAAATACAAAAGCCGTCGGTGTAGCTTATGCCGATCCTGAGTTTGAAAGCGTTACCGTTAGCGGTGCTGTCACCGTTAGCGGTGCTGTTACCGCTGCGTCAGTCGCTGCCAGTAGCGAACTTGGCTACACCGCAACCGCGCAAGGAACCGTCACGCAGTTGACGGACAAAAGCACGGCGGTGACGCTTAACAAGTCCGCTGGTCAGATTGTTATGAACGCCGCGACTTTGAACACTTTGACCAACGTGACCTTCACGTTGAACAACAGCCTGATTAGCGCCAAAGACGTCACCATTTTGAACGTCGCTGCGGGTGCCACTGCGGGAGCTTACAACTGCTGGATTTCCAGCAAGGCTACTGGATCATGCACCATCACCGTGCGTAACATCAGCGCCGGTAACTTGAGCGAAGCGATCACGATCAACTTCGCGATTATCCACTGCGCCTAACGGAGTGGGCGGCCTTTGGGCCGCCCATTTTACGGAGTTTCTATGGCTGTCATCTACATGGTTCACCCGACGCACGGCGCCAAGGTTGCGATCTCCCACGAGGAAGCGAATTTGGATGCATTCGACGGCTGGGAACGCTATGATGTGAACACGTCATCTGTGGTGACGGACGATGACGAGGATGAGATCGTCAACGAAATGGCGGCACCAAAGCGGCGTGGACGCCCCCGCGCAAAGCAGGAAGACTGACCAATGACCAGCGCCGGCGACATCATCAACGGGTCACTGCGGCTTTTGGGTGTCCTGGCCGAAGGCGAAGTGCCGTCAGCCGAAACGTCGCAAGACGCTTTGGCCGCCATGAACCAGATGATTGATAGCTGGAACACCGAACGGCTGTCGGTCTTTGCCACGCAGGATCAGGTGTTCACATGGCCCGCGGGCCTGCTGTCGCGCACGCTGGGGCCGACCGGCGACTTCGTCGGCAACCGCCCGGTGTTGCTGGACGACAGCACCTACTTCCGCGACGCCAGCACCGGCATCAGCTACGGCATCAAATTTATCAACCAGCAACAGTACAACGGAATCGCGGTCAAGACCGTGACCTCGACGTTCCCGCAAGTGATCTTCGTCAACAACACGTTCCCCGACGTCGAGATGTACATCTACCCGCGGCCCACCCGCGCGCTGGAGTGGCATTTCATCTCTGTTGAGGAACTGACCAAGCCCGCGACGCTGGCCACCCAACTGACGTTCCCGCCAGGCTATCTGCGGGCGTTCCGCTACAACCTCGCTTGCGAAATGGCACCGGAGTTTGGCATGGAGCCGTCGCCTCAGGTGCAGCGCATTGCCATGACCAGCAAGCGCAACCTGAAGCGCATCAACAACCCTGACGACATCATGTCCATGCCGTACAGCATCGTGGCAACCCGCCAGCGGTTCAACATCTTCGCAGGCAACTACTGATGAAGACGCCGATCCTTGGGTCGGCGTATGTCGCTCGAAGCGTCAACGCCGCCGACAACCGCATGGTCAACCTCTTTCCAGAAATCGTACCGGAAGGCGGCAAAGAACCGGCGTTTCTTCAGCGCGCCCCAGGACTGACTTTGCTGGCGACGCTTGGCTCTGGCCCTGTCCGCGGGTTGTGGCAGTTCGGCGATTACGGCTACGCCGTGTCCGGCAACACGCTATACCAGATCGACAGCAACTGGAACGCGGTCTCCAAAGGTATTGTAAGCGGCACCGGCCCTGTCAGCATGGCCGACAACGGCACGCAGTTATTCATTGCCGCTAACCCGCAAGGCTTTATCTACAACGTCCAGACTAACGTGTTTCAGCAGATCACCGACCCGGATTTCCCCGGCGCAGTGACAGTCGGTTACATCGACGGCTATTTTGTCTTTAACGAACCAAACAGCCAAAAACTTTGGGTAACGCAACTGCTCGACGGCACCAGCATCGACCCACTTGAATTTTCCAGCGCGGAAGGCAATCCCGACAACGTCGTGGCGATCTTTGTTGATCACCGCGAAGTCTGGGTTTACGGCACCAACTCGACCGAAGTTTGGTACGACGCCGGGCTGCTTGATTTTCCCTTGGCGCGTATTCAGGGCGCCTTTAACGAACTCGGCTGCGCGGCGCCGTATTCCATCGCCAAGATGGATAACCAGATTTACTGGCTGGGCAAGGACGCCCGCGGCCAAGGCATGGTATACCGCGCGGCTGGCTACATGGGTCAGCGTATATCTACGCACGCAATTGAATGGCAGATGCAGGAATACCCCAATTTGTCGGACGCGGTCGGCTACACCTACCAGCAGGACGGCCACAGTTTCTACGTTCTGAACTTTCCGACCGCCGACACGACGTGGGTGTTTGATGTGGCGACCGGCGCGTGGCATGAGCGCGCGTCGTTTTCTAACGGCGACTTTAATCGTCACCGCGGCAACAGCCAGATGTTCTTCAATAGCGAGACCGCCATTGGCGACTATCAGAACGGCAAACTCTACAAGTTTGACCTCGAAGTGTACGCCGACGACGGACAGCCTCAGAAGTGGCTGCGGTCATGGCGGGCGCTGCCAACCGGCGCAAACAACTTAGCCCGCACCATTCAGCACTCCATGCAGCTAGATTGCGAGACAGGCGTTGGGCTAAACACGGGGCAAGGCAGCAATCCCCAGGTCATGTTGCGTTTCTCCGACGACGGCGGCCACACTTGGTCGAACGAGCATTGGAAGTCGATGGGTGCCATTGGCCAATATGGAAAGCGCACGATCTGGCGCCGCCTGGGTGCAACAATGAAAATCCGCGACCGCGTGTACGAGGTGTCCGGCACTGACCCAGTTCGCATCTACATCATGGGCGCGGAACTGATCTTGAGCGGGACGCGGGCCTAATGGCACTCGCGCCGATCAACCCCACGCAGCTTACGCCGCCGCGAGTCGCGCTGATCGACGAGCGGTCGGGCGCGATCAGCCGTGAGTGGTATCGGTTTTTTCTGTCCTTGCTGACGGCAACGCAAACCAACCAAGAAGAAACCGAACTTGCGCCCGACGCAACGTCGCTGCTGGCGTCATACGACGCGGTTTTTGGCACCGCTATCCAAGGCTTGGAAAGCACACCCGACGCTGCATCGGCGTCTGATTTGGCGGTCGTGCAGAAAGAAGTACAAGCGTTGGCCCTGTTGCCGCCGCCGCTTGACGCGCTATCCATTCTTGAAATTATAGACAACCCTTCGGCGCCGGTCACTGAAACTGCTGATTTTACCGTGGCAGCAGGCACGACCTGGGTCATCAACAACAAGTCAGGTTCTACATGTGTAGCTACGCTGCCGTCTGCGGCAACGTATCGGGGGCGCTACATAACCTTTCAAAACTACCAAGCGCAGTTTCTTGTATCGGCGTCGTCGAACGTCGTACCGCGGGCGGGCGGCTCGGCAGGAACTGCCATTCTGGATGACGTGGCGGGGAATTGGGCTACCCTAGTGTCAGACGGCACAAATTGGGTTATTATGCAAGCCTCGCCGTACAACGTGCTGTTGATCTAAGGACTTAAATATGGCTGTTACCATCAGCAACATCATCCCGGCCAAGACCGCGGAGAACACGCAGACGACGCAGTACACGTCGAACGGCGTGCAGACGATCATCGACAAGTTCACGGCGACGAACTACAGCGCCACGGCTGCGACGATCAGCGTCAACCTGGTCACTGCTGCGGGCAGCGCCGGCAACGACAACCTGATCGTCAAGACCAAGACGCTCCAGCCGTCTGAGACCTACACGTTCCCGGAACTGGTCGGCCATGTGCTGCCGAACAACGGCTTCATCTCGACCATCGCTGGCACGGCGTCGGCGATCAACATCCGCGCGTCAGGCCGACTGGTTAGCTAATGGCTACCGTAGTCCGCCCTATGGTCGAGGAAGACCTACCGGCTTACGTCGAGATGGCGGCGGCGTTCCATGCCAATATGCCGGCAAGCGGCATCATTCCGTTTGACCCAGACGGCACAGCGGCGTTCTTGTCGAACTTGATCGACAAAGACAATTTCTTGTTGCTGCTGGCGGAAATTGACGGCGTGCCTGTCGGCATTGCCGGGGCGGCACTGTACCCGATGTACTTTAGCCCCGGCAGTTCTGTCGTGCAGGAGATGTGGTGGTGGTTGGCGCCGCAATGCCGTGGTAGCGGCGCGGCGCAAAGTATGTACAAGCACATTGAAAATTGGGCTGTTGAAAATGGCGCGATTGCGGTATTTATGATAGCGTTGCATGATGTGAATGTCGAACGCATGGCAAAAATGTACGCTCGTTCCGGTTTCCGCCCGATGGAGCGCACATTTATAAAAGGATTGGTGTAATGGCTGTTGCCTCCGCCCTTATCGCAGGAACTGCCGCGCTTGCTGGCGGCGCAATCGCAGCCGGTGGTGCCAAGAAGGCTGGGCGCGCGCAAGCGGAGGCCGCCGAAAAGGCCCAGTTGGCGCAGGAACGGATGTTTCAAGAGCAGAAGGCTCTGCAAGAACCGTTCCGCCAAGCCGGCCTGACCGCGCAAGAACAGATTATGCAGTTGCTGGGGATCGGCGGCGATGCGTCTGCGGAAGGCTACGGCAGTCTCGCCAAGCCGTTTGGCCAGACTGACTTTCAGCAAGACCCAGGCTACGCCTTCCGCCAAGCGGAGGGCATGAAGGCGCTGGAACGCAGCGCGGCAGCCCGCGGCGGGTTGCTGTCTGGCGGCACCATGAAGGGCATTCAGCGGTTCGGGCAGGACTTGGCCAGCCAAGAGTACGGCAACGCCTTTAACCGCTACCAGATCGAGCGCGCCGCGCGTCTGAACCCGCTCCAGTCGCTGATGGGTTCTGGCCAATCTGCAACCAACGTGCTGACCGGCGCTGCGGGTCAGGCTGGGCAGAATGAAGCCGCTAACATTTATAACGCCGCGCAAGCCCGCGCGTCTGGCTACGTCACCAGCGCCAACGCGCTGGGCGGGGCGTTGGGTAGCATTGGCCAAGCGGCGGCGTCGTACCCTCTGATGCAAGCGCAGATGAACTATTTTAATTCATTGGGCCGCAGTGGCGGTGGCGGTGGCGGTTCGGTTATTCAACCTTACGCCGCGCCGGGGCTTAACGTGCCTCCCACCTATATGCCTTCGTTTGGCGGCTAATTAAGGACGGACAATGGCTAACCAAGCAATCGCCCTTCAAGCCCGCGCACCGCAGGGTAACTTCTTGGCGCCTGCGATCCAGCAGGGCGCGCAGTTCATCAACATGATGTCGCAACAGCGCGCTGCTGAACGTCAGGCGGCGGTGCAACAGCAGTCAATGGAAATTGCGCGGGCCAAAGAGCAGCGCGACATTACGCAGGCGCAGATTGACAACGACGGTAAAAAGATTGATTTTTACACCAAGCGCGCCGGCCAGACCATGAACGCCGCTGGGTATGAGCTTTTGCTGCGCGACATGGAAAAGGACTCGCCGGCGTTTGCGGAGGCTTTTCGAGCCAATTTGCCGCCGGAAAGATTTGACCGCAACGAATTGCTCAAAATGGTCGGCAGCGTCGGCGACAATTTCAAGGCGACCTACGGCCCGCTGGAAACGCAAGTCGTTCAAAAAGACGACGGAACTTTTATGGTCACGCGCACCGGCGGTTTTGAGAAACCTGGTGCGTTTGAAATTCCAGAATATAAATTGGCCCCCGGCAGTGCAGCGCCTCCCGCCCCGCCCGCGATGACACCGACAGCGCCATCGGCGCCTGCTACCGCAACCGGCGGTATGTTCCGTCCCGCAGCGTTCTCGCCAAATCAAGGCGCAGACCCGCAGGCCGCACTGCTGGCGTCGCTGAACGAAGCAAAGCAAACGGGCCAAATCGGCGCTGACGTTGTCGAACAGCTTCGCCAGTTGGGCGGCCCGCAAGCTGCCCCCCGCGTTGATGCGTTCCTCGCACAGAACAACATCAAGGTCGCGCCGGGCGGTATGCAAAGCGCCGTCTACCGTCCAGAGGGCGGCGCGCCAATGGCGCAGCAAGTGCAGTTCGACCCGAACGCATATGTGGCTACTGGCCAAGCAGCGCGCGGTAAACCGCTGATGCAGTCACCCATGCCTGGGTCGGCTATCGTGCCGCTTGGCCGCGTTGCCGCCGAAGCGCGGGCGGGGCGTCCGGGGGCGGAAGAAGTGTACGCCATAGAACAGGCGAAAGTAAGGGCCGCGCGCGACGCCGGGCCTAAGCCGCTGACGGCGGTGCAAGAGGCCAAACTTCGCACTAACATTGCCAAGGACTACAAAACCGCAGAGTCAACGATTGACGCCATGACAAACCCGGTGTCGGGTGTTTTGGCAGCGGTAAAAGCGGTGCGTGATCTTACGCCTGACCAGAAGGAAGCACTTACTGGTTACAGCGGTTATCTTCCTAGCGTGACCGGCGCTTCAAAAACTGCCGACACAAAACTTAAAAACCTGATTGGTAAAGTTACCGCGCTTGGTAAAGCGCAAGCCGCTCTGAGCGGCGCAATTGGCCCTATGGCTGTGCAAGAGTGGAAAATCGTCCGCGATCTGATTGCCGACCTAGAGGTTACAGGTATGGGCGCAAAAGATTTGGATAACCAACTCGACATCATTGAAAGCGCGGCGCAGGGCGCGGCAGACCGCGTGCGGGATACATACCTAAACCAATACGCCGAAGAATTTGAACGCTACCCGAACCGCTTTCAACTGAAAGAACCGCAAAAGGCGGCGGGCGCAAATAAACCGCTGCGCTTTAACCCGGCCACAGGGGGTTTTGAATAATGCGCGACATCATTATCGAAGGCCCGGACGGCAAACCATATGCGTTTCCTGAAGGCACTTCGCAGCAAGTAATGCTTAAGGCTATGCGACAGCGGTTCCCGCCGCCTTCGATGTCGCTAATGGATGTCGGCGCGCAGGCTGTACAGAATCTTCCCGGCAGCGCCGTTCAGTTTGGCAAAGGTCTGTACGAAGCCGTTACCAGCCCGGTCAAGACCGCTGGGTCGCTGCTGGACATTGCTGCGGGCGGCGTCAACTTGGCGTTGCCAGAGCCGGTGCGTAACTTCATGGCCAAGATTGACACAGACCCTGCGGCGACGCAGCGGGCAGTCAACGCCGCCAAGCAGTTCGGCGGCGTGTACGCGCAGCGGTACGGCTCTGTGGACGCGCTAAAGCGCACTATCGCAGAAGACCCTGTCGGCGCGGTTGCCGATCTATCTATGGTTTTTACTGGCGGCGCAGGATTGGCGCGCGGCACTGCGGCAGCTACTGCCCGCGTTGCACCTAGCGTGTCTGCCGCAGCTACCGAAGCGGCAAACATGATGACGCGCAATGCCGCACGAACAAACCCGGTCAACGTGCTGGCAAAACCAGCGCGCGGCGCGGCAAAAATTATTGAACGCACACCGGTTGCCGTCCAGCGGTTCTTTGACCCCAAGGGCGCGGCGTACATGGAGGCTACAGAAGGCCGCGCGGCGGATGTTGTGCGCGAACTTCAACGCCCGCTTCTTGAGATGGTGCCTGGCAGCAAGCCGACCGCTGCGCAGGCTGCGTCTCCGCTGGGCCTTACCAAGTTCTCCGCTCTTGGCGCGTCTGCCGAAAAGGTGCTTCCGACTGAGTACGCCGCCCGCGCGGGCGAACAGCAGGCCGCACGCGCCGGCGCCATGCAAGGTGTCGGTAAGACGCCTGATGACATCACCGCCGCCATTACGGCGCGCGAAGCCGCAACCAGCCCGCTGTACAAACAAGCGGAAGCCCGCAAGTTTGCTGCTGACCCGACGCTTTTGCAGATTGCCGATGACCCGTACATCAAGCAGGCGTTGCCCGACGCAGCGCGGTTGTCAAAATCGCAAGGCGCGACCTTTGACAGCAATCCGACGCTGTTCATCCACAACGTCAAAATCTCGCTGGATAAGATGCTGTCCCGCACCGGCGACACCGCGTTGGCGCGGGGTGAACGCGCGCAAGTGATGGCGGTGAAAGATCGTTTGGTAAGCTGGCTGGAGACTAAGGCGCCTGAGTATGGTCAAGCCCGCACGACTTTTGCGGCCAAATCCAAACCAATCAACCAGATGCAAGTTGGTCAGTATCTGGAAGGCAAACTGACTGCGCCGCTGGGTGCTGGCCAGGAACGCGCCGGCGTATTCGCCACCGCAGTTAAGGACGCCGCCGGCACGATCAAGCGCGCGACTACGGGCGAATCACGGTTTAAGGCGCTGACGGACGTTCTTACGCCCGACCAAGTTCGTGTGGTTGAGTCTATCCGCGACGACTTGGCCCGCGCCAAGCGCACCGAAATACAGGCGCAGAAAGGCACGCCGGTTGCGCCCAAGGTAGATAAACTTGCATCAGCCGGCGGGCGCGGCGCGCGGTTGCCCAACTTGATGAGCCGCGTCACGGCGGTAGCCAACGACATCATGTCGCGTGTGGCTGGCGAGATCGACAGCAAGTTGGCAATCCAACTGGCGACGGAAATGCTTGACCCGCAGGCTGCTGCGGCGGCTATCGAAAAGGCAATGGCCGCAGAAGGTCGTGCGCGCACGGTCGGGAAGGTAGCCGCGACTGGCGCCCGCGCGGCAGGCAAGGTCGCCCGTTCCCCCGCAGCATTGGCCGGTGGGCGTGTGCAGAACGCAATGGCCAACCAGAACAATCAGTGAGGCGCTGACGTGACGACCATTGACCAGACCGAAGCGCGGCTGAACACGCATGAGGAGGTGTGCGCCTTGCGGTATGACGGCATCTGCGCGCGGCTGAAACGCTTGGAGAATATCGGCGTCGGCGCGGCGGGTACGATCATCATGCTGCTGATCACTATCGTAATGAGGATCGGCTAACCACCGCGGTCTGTTCATAAGACTGCTTTGTAGGGTGATTCATGGCAGTCAATCAGTACGACGTTGACCCAGAGGGCGACGCCAAAATTGCTGAGTTAGCCGCTGATCTCGGCAGCCAGAACGCAGCAGCACTTCGACTGAACGTCAGCCGGGCGGCGGTGCAGAACGCCTGCCGCCGCCATGTGGCGCGGACAGCCGCCGTTCTGTCACTTGATAGGCCCAAGGCAGACCCACTGCCGCCAGCCGATCTGCCGTTTGCAGAGAGGTTGGCGCTGATGAAGAAGCGCAACGCCCTGCGTATTGCCCATGAACGGGCGCAAGCCTGGCAGACCGTGCGGATACCGATCAAAGGGCCATACGCCATCTGCTGGTTCGGCGATCCGCACCTCGACGATCCGTACTGCGACTTGGTCGGCTTCGAGCGTGACGCCCGCATCTGCGCCGAAACCGAAGGGCTGTACGGCGCCAACGGTGGCGACAGCATCAACAACTGGGTGGGTAGGTTGGAGCGCCTGTACGGCGAACAGTCGGCCACGGTATCAGAAGGCTGGGAACTGGTCGAGTGGGCGCTGAAGGATTTGGGCGTTGATTGGTTGCTGTGGATTCTGGGCAACCACGACACTTGGAACTACGGCAAACGCATCTTCGACGGCATGAACACCGAACGCATCCTGATGCGCGACTGGGACGCCAAGCTGCAACTGGCGTCGCCGTGCGGCGGCATCACCCGCGTCTGGGCGCGGCATGACTTTAAGGGCCACTCGATGTACAACGAGTTGCACGGCCTGAAGCGGGCGGCGATGATCGACGAACACGCCGACATCTACGCTGCGTTCCACCGGCACACGTTCGGCACCGGCCAGGGCGAGTTTGCCGGCGGGCGGCGCTACACGCTGGTGCGCGCCAAGGGCTACAAGGAATCCGACGACTACGCGCTGAAGGGCCAGTTCGCAGAACAGCGCGCCGGGCAGTCGGTGGTCACGGTCATCGCGCCGCGCAACGGCGCTGCCCCGGCGGTCAGCGTGTTCGAGGATGTGCAGGAAGGCGCGGACTTTTTGACCTACAAGCGCAGAAAGGCTGGGCTGTGATCGACCTTCTGTGGTATTATGTCTTCCGGTATGGAAAACGCAGGGGCGACGACGCTCTCTCGGTTGCCTACGGTAACCTTGTTGGTGTATTGATTGAGGCAGTTAAGGAACGCACGGCCCGCGGGGCAGAACTGGAAGGAAATTAACATGGCAGTCACCTACACTTGGTCGGTCGTGCGGATGCACGCCTACCCCGAAAAAGGTGGCAAGACCGATGTGGTTTTCAACGTCCACTGGATTCTCGCTGGTATTGACCAGACCTATCAAGGCTACACCTACGACTCTGTCAACGTGACGATTGACCCAGACGCTCCGTTTACCCCCTACGCCGCCCTCACCAAAGCGCAGGTCATTGGGTGGGTGCAGACCGCCCTAGGCGCGGAAAAGGTTGCTGCCTACGAAGCCGACGTTGCCCAACAAATCGAAAACCAGATTAATCCGCCTGTCGTAACCCCTCCACTGCCTTGGAATGGCTAATGAGCTTCTGGGACCGCTTTGAGAGCAGCCGCGACGGCATTGAAGACACCGTCGAATTCACGATCCGCACGGCGGTTGTCACCTTGGCTTGCGTCGTGTTGGTCGTCGTGGCCGCTCTGGTCATCGGTCTGTTCGCGCCGAACCATCTCGTAGACAGCGACAAGGTGTTCGAGATCGTCGGCCCCGCCTTCAACATGGTCATCGGCGCGTTCGTCGGCCTGCTGGGTGGCCTGAGCCTCAACGCCAACGCGCGCGATAAAAAGCCAGAAGAACCCGCCCCTGTCGAGCCTGTCGCTCCTGAAGTTGATGACGATGGCATGGCTCCGTGGGAGAAGTATCGCAACGACCTGCGCTATGATGCCAACGGCGACGGCGTGGTCGATGAGAGCGACTTCCCTGACTGGCGCAATCCGGGGGCGTAAGTGACCGGCAATCTCTCCACCGTTGAACTGATCGGCCAGCTTTGGCCGGTCGTTCTGGCGTTCATCTCCCTGACGATCATCCTTGCCAAAATGGACGTGCGCCTCGGCGTTGCGGAGGAGAAGATCAAGACGCTCTTCGAACTCTGGAACAAGAAGAAAGACGGATGAGCCTCGTAGCCCTTCAGAAAAAGATCGGCGTCACCGCTGACGGCGCGTTTGGCCCCGGTACGCTCAAGGCCGCCGCCGCCTACTACAAGCTATCGCCCGCCCGCGCCGCGCACTTCTTCGCCCAGACGGCGCATGAGAGCGGCAACTTCACGGCATTCAGTGAGAACCTGAACTACGGCGCCAAGGGCTTGCGCGGCATTTTCGGCAAGTACTTTCCAACCGACGCTATGGCCAAGGCATATGAGCGCCAGCCGCAGAAGATTGCCAACCGCGTCTACGGCGGTCGCATGGGCAACGGCGCCGAGGCATCCGGCGACGGCTGGAAGTACCGCGGGCGCGGCGCGCTCCAGTTGACGGGCAAGGCGAACTACCAAGCGTTCTCCGACTACATCAAGCGCCCGGACGTGATGGCGAACCCCGATCTGGTGGCCGGCGAACTTTGTTTTGAGTCGGCCCTATGGTTCTTTGACAAGAACAGGCTTTGGGGCATTTGCGACCAAGGTATCAACGACGCCGCCATCCTCGCGCTGACCAAGCGGATCAACGGCGGCACGCACGGCCTCGATGACCGCAAGCTGAAGACGAATAAGTTTGCCGGGTGGGTGGCGTGATCCCCAACCCGATCATGCTTTACGCGGCGGCAGGCGCTCTCCTCGTCGGTGCCGTC